AGTGTTGTTAATACCATCTACGTAACTCTTGTTTGCTACGTTGGTGGATGCGACAGGTGTTGATGCAACCGATCCACTTGTGGCTGAAAAACTAGTAGTAGCAGATATATTAGTGCCTAAGATGGTATCACCTTTTACAAGGACTGATGATACACTTGTCTGACCTGAAACATTCGTTGCAAGGATGTTTAAACCATCCTCAGAGTCTGGCACGACGTTTTTAGCGATGATACCGGAGGTTGAAATATTGTTATTAACCGTCAACGCTGTCATTGCCCTAGTGCCAGCAGACAATACATACTGAGTGTGATCATCATCACCCAAACCAGACAGAATCCCGTGATCATAATTTACAACTAGACCTCCAAAGTCGGAGTCACCACCAGCCAGAAGTTGTTGCACTTGATCAGGCTTGAGAGCCTTCCAAACACCGGCATCCCGAGCGAGAATTGTTCCGTTAGCGGGGGTACCCGCGTAACCTACGTCTCCAATCGTATTTAAATTATTTGCATCAAGACCCTCATCGAAGAATGTGGCAGAACCTACTTTATCAGCGAAGGCTGAATCACCTTCACCGATGACCAGAACATCCCCAGGAGCGCCATTAGGAAGAGGTGCCTGAGCAGAGGCTATGGTTAAAGCCGAGGGACACCAAGTAGTTCCATTCCAAACTAGGAACTGATTAACAGTAGCTGAACCGGCAGGGAAATTATCACAAACGTTACCTAAGCTAGATAAGGCACAGTCAGATAAATCTCCACAAGAGAAAGAACCACCTCCACCTCCAGGGGCAGGCAAGGTTGACGGGCACCACTGAGTTCCACTGTAAACTAATACTTGATCCTGCGAAGGAGTGTTAGAACAAACATCTCCAAGATCAGCAGAGCTTAAAGTGAATTGCCCAAGACCCGATGCGACACCATTACTGTCAGTAATGAGTCCTAATGGTATTCTTTCAAGAGGCATCTAATATCCTATGTTTTGTATTGCTCAGGATCCTTTTCTTTCTTATCATCTTCGTCTTCGTCATCATCGTCAGACTTAATATCAGAAAGCATGTCCTCAAGCTTGGAGAGCAGGGAGGTTAAATCGTCCTCAGTCATCTCCTTTTCGTCTTCGTCATCCTGTGGCTCCTCCTCAGGCATGTCAGAACCCATCTCATCATCACCCTCTGGCTCTTCAGCTTTAACTTCTTCAGCAGCCTCCTCAGCATCCATGTTGGGCTCATCCATGGGGACTTCAGCATCACTATCTAACTGATCAG